AGTTAGGATATCATCAAGGGACGCACCCATTAGAACCTCCCGTCAATCTGATAGCGGTATCTGATTGCACCAAGCCGCCAGAACGTACCAACATCGTTGGACGATATATTGAACGCCATTAAACGCGCCCTGATCCGAACGGATATATATTCTGTGGCTTGCGTCATTGTATAAGGGCCATACTGAACAGGCGTATCGCCGGGGTAATTGGTAACGTAAAATGTAATCTGCACCGTAGCATTAGGGTTGCCGGAATACGTACCCCACTTCATGTCGGGCCATATTTGATCGATAAAGATCAAATTATCAGCTTCATTGAGTTCAAAATAACCTGTTTGGAAAGACGACAGCATGGCAGTTGTTTGGCTACCATTGGCCGCGTCGTTGCCTACCTCGTGCTGATATAAGTAATTATCAGACCCAGCACCAATAGGAGGCCCAAGGACAGATTGATCAATCCAAGCAGTACGACCCAAAGTCCCAAAATCCCACTGCTGGAGAACCGTATTGTATTTAACATAGCTATCATTCTCGGTGGATGATGCGGATGGATAGTACCATGTAATTTCGTTGAACTGACTGTTTACGCCACAAGCAACCTTATAAAGATACGATGTATTGATATTTTGAAAAATCACGTCCCAGACAGGGCATGGAATAGATTGAGGCCCAGACCCCATGCTCATAAAAAATTGTTTCTGCGACATCCAATAGATAGCACCATTCAATTGACCTGTGCAGTGTCTTGATATTGCGCCGCAGTTTGATCCAATTTTGTTGAACCCGTAAACGAACGGAGGCCCGATGTATTGCATCGCCCAAAGGTCCAAATCCGTCCATAAAAGACCTTGTTGCGGCCCTTGAATACCCGCAACTATCTTAGAACCAGTTGGGATGCGATAAGACCCTGCCTGATTTGTCGGTGTTGCATTCCATTGAGTAAAGTCCCCAATGTCAGACCAACGGATAAGGAGAGGATCCGGCGATAGCGTAAACGACGATCCATAAGCAATAACTTGGCGCTCAGGCATTGCTACAAAAATACCGCTGTTAACGAGGGGAGCATTGCCGCCAACAATTTGAGCTGTTTGAAGTTGCCCACTTGGATCCCAATAATAAATTGCTCCTCCGGCTGGACAGGCAATAAGATCTTGTCCAAAGTTATCGAGCGTCCAATCAGTTGTTGTAATTGACGTACCGGGTATACTGGGTTGTGTTGTGCCGACGCCAAAGCCGCCTGTTCCATAACCGCCAACGCCAAACCCTGTACCTGCGGGTTGTGGGCCTAAGGCAATATAAAACGTCGATTGAATTTTACCGTTATTAATATATGCACTTGCGCCGGAAGTGGCAGTATTTTGCGCCGAAAAAGTAAATACGCTTGTCGATGTAACGGAAGAAACCGTATAAAGCCCCGATAACGTAATACCACCAACCGCTGTTGGTACACCAATATAGAATTGATTTCCAACACCGTATCCATGATTGGCTAATGTAACCGTTACAATTTGAGACCCAGATGTTGTGGTAAAATAATAAGAAACGCCAGGGGTATAAGGCGAAGCAAAAGCATTATTGGATGCAAGAATTGAGTAATTAGCGCCGTATTGGATAGTGCCAGAAACCGTTTGCGAGCCCGTAGCCGTGCTTGCAAAAGACACAGACGTTGTGGATGATGCCGTAACAACCCAATTACCGTTATAAGCGGATGGCGTGACGCCGCTTATTGAAATGATTGATCCCACAGGTGGCGCAGCGGATTGCGCCGGAAACGTAATTGTTGCCGTAGTTCCCGTTCCGCTAGCAGTGCTTGTCGCAGCAGTTACAGCAACGGAAGACGAATAAACAGGATAAGGCCCGTTTAAAATCAAGCCACCAACTGCAACGGGCGTGACATAATCAACGTAATCTAATGTTGACGCGATGAGGCCGTAATCAACGACTTGAATGACGTTTGATCCGTTGGTTGCAGTGAAATTAGGCGTTGAATTGGTAACGGTAGTTTGGGGCGTAATGTTGATTAAGTTTCCGCCAGTTAACACATCCAAAGAAGATTCAGCGCCAATGCCAAGATGGTTAATAGCATTAAGATCGGCCCAACCTTTAAGAGCGCGAACTTTTGAATTTATAGCTGAAGTATAATAAGCAATCCAACCGCCAAGTTTTTGTGCCAAACCATAACCGTTACGTTCGGGCAAAAACCGAACAAGTTGAGATGATGAATAAGCTGCTTCATTCAACGCAGGGGTTGTGTTTGTTTCGACGCCGGGCTTCAGCTTGATTGTATTATGAGGCATGGATTACCTCGTTTGGGCAGCAAAAGGAGCAGGTGAATAGGAAGTCCACGCAGCGGATTCAAACTTTTTGCGATTTTCTTCAACCATGGCGCTTTTTAGAAGACCTTGATATTGGCTTTCATACGTCTGCGCCATAGCCGGATCATCGTTTAGGCGACCGAAATTTCGTTGATAAGCCGATATATAGATCATGGATGCCATGATGAACATGTCAGGCAGATAGACCGAGATATAAGTTTGCGTGTTCGTGGCCGAAAGCGGCGCAGAGCGAACTGTTCCTGTCAAGCGAACGGAATAAGTCGAATCCGGTATAGGGCCAACGATCATATTTTGACTCGTTAAACCAGTCGTTGCTGTGTCACCGCCATAAACAGCAAAATATTGCGGAAGTCCTTGCGTTGAACCTGTGCCATATACATTTTGAATAAACTCTTTTCCGACTGGCAGAAGAGCAGAAGAGTTTCCGGAATTATCAATTACTTCAAATGTTTCCATAACGACGAATTGAGAAGTCGGAATGGTTAAAGTTCCATTGCCTTGCGTAAAAGAATAAGATGAATTGCTGATCTGGGTCGAAAGGAAATCAAGATCACGCTGCATCCGCAGTTCGGCATAAGAAATCATTTGAGGCAAAATGATTTGAAAGTTTGTGTCCGTTGTTGGGACAACTGCCATGGTTGCTATCTGCTGGACGTAGGTATTGTAATCCATGACTATCCAACCATTTTTGCAGCAGTTTCTTTTACAAATGCAACCCGGTTGCTCCAGCCATGGCCATCATGAGACCAACCCGGCAAAGATTGCAAAAAGGCAAGCCTATTATCGCAGATTTGCGCGGATAAGTCAATGGGATCGTACGAGTTGACCAGTGATAATGTTCCATCGCCGATGATCCCATCTTGAACCGCACCAACGCAAGCCTGAAGAATTTTCGCGGCTCGGCCATCGCCGGAGTTTACTTCGAAATCGAACAATGCATAATCGACGCCAGAAGGAAGCAAATCCCCTTTGTTTTTGTCCCAGTACAAAGATTTATAAAACGGCATGACAAGTTCGGGTGTGAGGCCACGCATCGTCGCTTCATCGACTTCATGTCCGACGTAAGCCTCCCATGCGCGTTTTGTTACGCCAAGGTTTGTCATTCCACCCGGATCTTGTGGATCGTTAACATAGCCGCCCTCTTCTTTTAAGATAAGAGCGAAACATTTTTCGAAATTTTCTTTCATTGTTTATTCCCCAAAGAGGCAGTGAGCGCATCGGTCTTTTGTTTGGACCCAGCAGAAGAACCAAAATAAAAACCCATGACGCTCGTCCACGCAGTCCCAAGCGTACCGATCAGCATAAGCAATGCTTCACCGCCCGTGGCTGGAAGTCCAAAGTGCAAAATATACGCAATGATACCGAAGAACCCAAGAGTGACGCCCACCGCCAATACCCGTGGAATCCAGTCACGGGTAGCAATTTGCATTTGACGGGCTGAGTCACGGTCTTCTTCCGATATCTTTTCCAGATCGATGTCCAAAGATTTCATTTGAACTTTTAAGTCGGCGTCAATCTTTTTAAGCGCAGCCAACTGATCGCCAGTAGGATTGGCAAGAGCCGACATAATGTCGTCTTCAGTGCCGTTTTCATGGCCAAACAAGGCATTTGATACTGCTTTTACAGCCAATCCTGCCACTGGGCCGCCTAGGGCGGTAGCGATGGTGGGCGCAACTGAACCAATCAATGGCCCAAAAGTTTTTAAAATGTCCATTATTTTCCCTTTTCCAGAAGAGTTAACCGTTTATCCAGTTCTGCCCGTGCAAGAGCCGCAGCCTTTTCTATTGCATCAATTTTATCACCCAATGCTTCACCTAACTTTTGTATGGCAAGCGTTAAATCAGCCCTAATCAATGCTCTGGCGGCAGCGGCATCAGCCGTCATTTCCAGCCGAACCTTATTACTTTCGGACAATTGGCGCTCACGGTCCAATGTCATATTGGCACGGGCAAGAGCGGCATCGCGTTCAACTTGGTCAATTCTCATGCTAAGTTTTTCGCGTATTTCTGCCATCTCAATAG